GTTAACTAGAAGGTGGGTAACTAAGACATACGAGTTATCAAGTGCAGATTTTGAGTTATTGGTGTATTTAGACTGCAAAGAACTTTTTAGAAGACAAGACTTTATTAATGGAGCTTACACTTATACTTGGGATAAGAATAGATGGGAGAGATTAAGGAGAGACGGATGGATCGATGTTTTTAAAGAACGAAATAGAACATCGTCTAAATATGCTGTTTATCAAATGTCTAGAAAAGCCAAGTTACTTATAACAAGAGTTTATAGAATATTACTAGGTGAAGAAGATTTGCCTCAATCTAGCAGAAGCGTGTTTTACAAAAACAAAACATATACAGATAAAACTTTTAACAAAGCTATAGATGATATGTCAAATGATAAAGAAAGATAATGGGATTTAAACTTAAGGACTTTTCACAAATGATAGGTATAGACAAAGAAAGCTCTACCTACGACACTCCAGTATTTAAGAAGGAGTTAAAAAGTGGTGGCGTTTTAGCAGAGGCTAATAACGACGGAACCATATTTATTGATAAAAGTCTTAAAGGTAAAAACAAAGAGGAGGCAATCGAACATGAGAAAGTTCACATGGACCAGATGAAACAAGGTAGATTGCAGTATGACGACAACACTGTAACTTGGAAAAAAGATACAAAATCACCAGCTAGAGTATATTCACGAGCAACTATGGAAGAAGGCGCTCATAACTTACCTTGGGAGGCCGAGGCATATAAAAAATAATAAGATGTATAAATCAACACCAATAACTAAAAAAGCAGGGAGTCCTCTTTATTTAAACGAAACATTAGTTGAAGGTAGTAAGCAAACTAACAAAAAATTTAGTGCAGCAGATCCATTCCGTACTACTATTAAAGAAGAAGGTACAGAAGGCACTCCAGGCACAACTACAACAGTAGAAAGTGAAAAGCCTCAAGTAGGAGGTTATCGTAGAGCTTGCGGCAGTAAAAATGATGGTTCAACAGGTACTGATCCTGAAACAGGCGGTACTTTTGTTTGTAAGCAGGCAGAGAAGGGCAAAGAACCCGAAGAAACGGAAAAGGTTGAAGTAACTACTCCAGGTACAGAAGGTACTCCTGACACATACGATAGTGTCCAAACGAAAAGACAAGATTTTGGCACAAACGTAGGTGATTTAGAAAATCGCGAAATGAATCGTGTTACCAAAAAAGCTGAAAAGGATGTTCGTAGAGGCAAAATAAAAACAGCTCGTAGTGAAGCCAGAGGTTATACTGTTAACGATGAAGGAGTGGCAGAAAAAACAGGAAAAAAACTAAAAGGAAAAGAAAAAAGAAATTTTTTAAAAGACGCTAGACAAAAAGCTAAAGCGGAGGAAAGAGCAGCAGAAACAAAATCCTTTAAAAATAGAGCGTCTAATGCAGCAGAAGGGCAAGCTTCAGGCAAAGGACTAGATCAATCATATCGTAGAGCTGATGTAGATGAAAGTCAAGCGGATTTTTCAAGACCTGAACAGGTGCAAATGATTAAGGCAAGTAACGAAGCAAAAAGAAGCGCCGAAACCGACACTCAAAGATACGCAAGAGAAGCTGCAAACCTAAACAAATTTCAACTTACAGCCGCGGATACTTCTGCCGGTGATTCGTTTATTAAAAAATATGGATCTCCATTTGGAATGAATAAATCTCCCATGAAGAAAAACTATTTTAAAAAGTAATAATTATGGCATACTCTCAAAACCCAAGGACACCATTAGCTAAGGCTTTAAAGGGAAATCAAAATAAATTACCAGACCATTTAAAAGCTAAAATAGAATCAGCTCCTGACACTCCACTTAAAAGAACTAAGGCTTATACTGCAGGCATGAGCGCCTCTGAAAGAAGAGCCTATAACAATAAAACTGGGGGCAATTTAAAAGCGCCTCAACCCGGTGGTGGGTCAAGGAAAAAATCTTATTGTGCTAGGTCTGCAGGTATTAAAAAATGCAAAGATCCGGACAAAAATGGGGATTGTCCAAATGATATTGCTAGAAGAAACTGGAAATGCTAATGGAATCAAAAGGACTAGGGGACTCGATAGAAAAATTTACTAAAGCAACTGGCATAAAAAGATTAGCCGACAAAATCCCAGGCGGTTGTGGTTGTGCTAAAAGAAAAGAAGTATTAAACAAATTATTACCATACAAAAACAAATAAGATGGCATACAAACAAAAAGGCTGTACTCCGATTACAGCAAAGATTCAAAAAGGAACTAAAGGCGGAATAGTAGCTCCTCTTTTAAAAGCAATGGGTGTGCCCATGAAGGTGTCTCCCCTTAAAGAAACGGGATACGAAAAAAAAGCTAGAAAACAAGGCAAAACCGTAGAGCAAATTAAAAAAGAAGCGGGCCCTACTATTGTCGATCGATTTCTTTATAATGCAAGCAGCGAAGGTCAAGCTGCTAACAGAGTTAAGCGGGAAAAAATGTTAAATGATAAAAAAGAAGCTCATTTAAAAAGTCAAGGAAAAGGCAAAAAAAGCACTACTACTTCTAGTAATACTAAAATCGGGAAAGGAGCGGGAGCTACTGTAAAATCTGAAAAAAATACAGAGAAAACTTACAATCCTAAGAAAATGGAAGATGTAAAAGGTGTAGGCAGTAAGTATCGTGCAAAAAAACCTAAGGCAAAAGTATTAGATAATAAAGTTAAAACTCAAGAAGTTAAAAAACCTAAAGTTTCAGCAAAAAAATCGCTAGAGACTAAAACTCCTGAAATAAAAATAACTCCTAAAGTAGTAAAAACCAAAAAAGAAGTTAGGGTAGAAACAAGAAAATTAAACAAATCAAATAGGCAAGAGACTAGACAAGAAAACAGATCAAATAGGCAAGAGACTAGACAAGAGAACAGGGACAATAGAAGAAATAAAAGAATTGCAAATAGAACGGCAAGAAGAGCTAAAAGATAAATGGACAAAATATGGTCATGGCTTACCGGGAGCGTTGTCAAAGAAGTTGGCAGCGTTCTCGATAACCTTATAACAAGCAAAGAAGAAAAGCTACAAGCTAAACAAGCAATAGAAGTTATATTGCAAAAAGCTGAAGCAGATGCGCAAAGGGAAGTAACTAAAAGGTGGGAGTCAGATATGAAATCTGATTCTTTCTTATCAAAGAATATACGGCCTATGGTTCTTATATATCTAACAGTTATATTCACTGCCTGTGCTTTTTTTGATGGCAATATAGGGGAGTTCAAAGTAGCTGAAGAATACATACCTATATTTCAAACTCTATTGGTTACAACATACGGAGCTTACTTTGTAGGACGTTCTTATGAAAAGGCTAAATCAATAACAAGCAAAAACACGTAATAAGTAAAATAACGGAATATTAATATTAAATTTAATTAAAATGACAAAAAAAAGAACAAAAAAACAAGACGTGCCTGTAATAGGACAAAGATTTATTACATCTGATGAGTTACTAAAAATTAAAGTAGCGATAGAACAGGTTAATAATATTCAAATGCAAGTAGGTGGAATTGAAGCTCAAAAAAGTGATCTTATATCTTCAATGAAGGAAAAGGTTATGGAGTTAAACAAATTAAAGTCAGAACTAGAATCTAATTACGGAGATGTTGTTGTAGATCTATCTAATGGTGAAATAAAAGACAATGTACCTAATACGCAAGATTAGTATAGGGCGAGATTATAAGAGTGACGCCATGCACTATTCTGTTGGACAGGAAGTGTATGGTGGTCATACTATAGATAGTATAATTGAAGAAGATAGTAAGTACTCAATATATATATCTAAAAAAGACGAAATATTGCCCTGGAAAGATTTTAATAAAAACATGGCAATTGCAATAGAGTATAATCTAGAGTATTAATGAAAGGCTACACCGATTTTGTTGTAGAGCCATCTGAAGGTAGATACGACAATAAGCTAAATATAGATGGAGTTGAATTGATACTTAATACTGAATTGCAAAACCACTCTTATGTATCTAGAGTAGGTTTAGTTATTTCTGAACCTTATTTTAATGACACAAGCATACGTAAAGGTGATTTAATAATATTACATCACAATGTGTTTAGAAGGTTTAGAGATATAAGAGGTAAGGAAAAGAACTCTAGAAGCTTTTATGAGGAAGACAAATACTTTGTTCAACCAAATCAAATATTTGCTTTTAAAAATGATCAAGATTGGAAAGCTTGCAAGGGTTTTAATTTTGTTCAACCTATAAAAGAAACAAAAATGTTTTCTATTGATCTAGAAAAAGAAGGAATTGGTATATTAAAATATAAAGATCCAGAACTTAAGTCTATAGAAGTTGGGGATTTAGTTGGCTTTAAGCCAGGTGCAGAATACGAATTTATTGTGGAAGGCAAAAAAATGTATAGAGTGCCTACTAATCAAATCACAATAAAATATGAATATCAAGGAAACGAAGAGGAATATAATCCAAGCTGGGCAAAAAGCAGTGGAGGAATTGATAAAAGTAGCTAAGGAAGCTATTGTTGATTCTGATGATGATCTATCTGCTGACAAACTTAAAAACGCAGCAGCTACAAAAAAGTTAGCTATATTTGATGCTTTTGAAATACTAAATAGAATTCAAGCTGAAGAAGATATTTTAAACGAAAAACCTAAAGAAGATTCAAAAGAAAAAACTTATAAGGGGTTTGCAGAAAGGAGAGCTAAGTAATGTATAAGCAAGATCTTTACTCAATAATAACTCCTATAAAAAGGAATGTACTATCTAAGCGTAATAGTTTGAAAAACTGGAAATACGGTTATGATAAAGAATCTGATGTAGTAGTTATAAGTAGAACAGGACAAATAGGAGAAATATATAATATACAGGGATTAAAAATAGCTTTGCCAAAAGCTCCTAAAAAAATAATCAAAGGCGATAACTTGTGGAAGCCAGAAGAGTATCCTAAAGAGTTAAAAAGAATACAGAGTATATTTGAATGGAAAGATTATTTAGATAGTTTCAAAGAAAGGTGGGAGCCTTATATAGACGAACAATTTGAAAGAAGGGAAAAAGGTCACTGGTTTATTAATAATAATATTGAGACTTATATTACTGGTACTCATTACATGTACCTGCAATGGTCAAAGATCGACGTGGGATTACCGGACTTTCGTGAATCAAATAGATTATTCTATATATTCTGGGAAGCCTGCAAGGCAGATCCACGTTGTTACGGTATTTGTTACCTTAAAAATAGACGTTCCGGATTCTCATTTATGGCGTCGGGAGAAACAATTAACCAAGCTACGGCATCTAGTGACGCCCGCTTTGGGATATTGTCGAAATCCGGGGCGGATGCGAAGAAAATGTTTACAGACAAGGTTGTACCCATATCTATCAACTATCCGTTTTTCTTTAAACCGATCCAGGACGGTATGGATCGACCAAAGCAGGAATTAGCATATAGAGTTCCAGCATCTAGGTTGACAAGAAGATCTATACAAAGCACGGATCCATATAAAATAGCGTTAGAAGGATTAGATACAACTATAGATTATAAAAATACAGGTGATAACAGTTATGATGGTGAAAAACTAAAGTTATTAGTTCATGATGAAAGCGGCAAATGGGAAAGACCTAACAATATACTTAATAACTGGGGAGTAACAAAAACTTGTTTAAGACTAGGTAGTAGAATCATTGGTAAGTGCATGATGGGATCAACGTCAAACGCTTTAGATAAAGGAGGTAGTAATTTTAAAAAGCTATATCAGTCTTCGGATATAAATAAAAGAAACAAGAATGGTCAAACAAAATCTGGACTCTATAGTTTATTCATTCCTATGGAATGGAATTATGAGGGATTCATTGACAAGTACGGAATGCCCGTATTTGATACTCCAAAGATATCTATAGAAGGCCCATACGGTGATCCTATTGAGGTTGGAGTGCTTGAGCACTGGCATAATGAAGCAGAAGGATTAAAAGG